TTGCGTTGTTGAGAAGTGAGCGTACCTCGTCCATGTAGGCAACAACCTGTGGTCGATCCGTGTTGAAGTGTGGCTCGTGAATGATAGCCTCCGTCATCATCGCAACGATTGCCGCCTGTGGGTCAAGGCTCTCGTCTGCTGAATCCTTGCGTTCCCAGTCGGCTTGGTGGCGTTGCTTGAATACCTCTTGACTGATTGCCAAACGCTTGCCACTTCCTGGAAAGTCCTGACCGAGAAGGTGATTAACACGGGCGTCCTCAAGGATATTGACAAAGTCGTGAATCAATTGGTCATCGTCTCCAGCCTTAACGGACTTGGAGAGGTTGTGCCAATCCTCAAACTGTGTGTATCTCATGTGTCCCGCTGCTTCGTGGGCTAATGTTGCCTCTTGAATCATCAACTCAAGGGCTTCGTTTCCTGTGCCGTAGTCTGCTGGGATGTAAACGTTCTTGCCGTCCGTTGAGGCTCGTCCTTGATGGTTAAGAATGACCTTCTTTACGGTTGCTCCTACGTTCTCCAATTCCCCCGACATGATACGGGCGATGCGGGTCAAACGGTTCTGTCGTGCTTTGTGCTTCCATGAGTCTTTGGCTCGGCTCATGTTTACCCCATGTCGCCACCGCATATAAACCCCGCACATTGATACGCCCAACCATTGAGGATTTGAACACCCCAACAAATGAGCGTGGCGAGCTGGAATTCCGCCTACGTCCTACGGTTTGCACCCGTTATCTTCCTTTTACGGAATGGAGGCTTGTCTTGAGTCCTTGCCCTCAACGTAGCCAGATATGAGGAAGCAACCCCGCTGAGTCCTTCAACCGCCCACGATTGAGAGTACAGCCAATTGGCGGTCTTCAGCACGCTGGGGTCCGTTCCGTTGTATTCGGCTGTAGTGAGCAATGCCATCGGGTGTACGGATATCGGTCGGTTGTAGTCGCCCCGCAAAATTGCGGATACCTGTTCTTGCCCCATCCTTATTGGAGTCTGTAGGGTTGATGAATAGTCCGAGCCAGGTCTTGACGTTTTGAGAAGGTGTTCGATTCCTCTCCACGTTTGGCAGGCTCCAGCCGCCCCAGCAATATCGGTGAAATCATGGGGCAAGCCCAGCCGCTCAACAACCTGCTCACCATAGGTCTGCAGATCGTCAGCGGTTGGATTCTCCAGATTCCACATGAGTCCAGATTTGCGGACGTTGTACGGGATGTCGAGTTCGCTGGTGCAGGTGATGATGCAGGGGAATGCCAAACCGTAGGAACGGACGATATCCCAGCACGCTTTGGTGATCGTCGAGGAGTCCTCAATCAACACGGCTCTGCGTTCTCCAAAGAACGTAGGCATTCGACCGTCCGAATTAAGCCGTTTGAAGTGGTCTGTGTTGCGTTCATCACCGCCATCGGAGGTTATGAGGTCAAACCCAAACAAACGGGCGTGTGCCGTTGCTACGGTTGTTTTACCGCAACCCGTGTCTCCGACAATGATGAGAGGGTTCTGCGAGGCGTTGCCTTCGCTCCAGCCTTGAAACCAAGACTTGCAGGTGGCATATCTCCGTTTGGGTCCAATCAGTTCAGTTCTTGGTGTGATATTCACCGTCAATCCTCCGCTGGCTGTGGTGGAGTTTGTTGCGAGGTCTCAATGCCTCGCCCAGATTATCCACCAAACGCTCCAGCGTGGCTACACGTTGCTCAAGTTCTTCGATTCTTCGGTTGAGGTCTTTCTCGCTCATGTCCTCAAGTGTTCTGCCCACCCTCTTAATGGAGGGGGTGTGGCGGGGGCTGAGAGGGAGAAGGGGCAAATACCCCCGCCACGTTGGAACACTTGCCCCAGATAAGCGTGATACCGTCCTCAAGCGGCAACGGTGTCGCTTGATGGTGAAGGCGTGCTACCGTATGCTGAGAGGCGTGCTCGTGCCGCCATCTTGACGTCCTCAACCTCGTGCGGTTGATATTTGCCAACCATGATGTAGTCAACCAATTCGGTGACGTTCATGTCGGTGCTCATATCCATCATTTGAATGAGGGTACGGGTGGACGTGTCGGACTCCAGCGTGCGGTCTTTACGTAGGCGGCGGAGGTCATTTGCCAATGCCACCAATTCACGGGCAAGCGGAGGGTTTGTGACACCGCTGACCTTTTGGATAACTGCTATCTCCTTCTCGGCTTCAAGGTAGTCGAAGTCAATCTGCAAAGCGAACCTGTCTTTTGTTGCTTGGTTGACTTCTTGAACGCCTTCGTATCCGTCCATTGGGTTCATGGTCGCAACCATGCGGAAGGAGTCGTGAGCGTTGACAACCTCGTTGTCGTTCAAAGGAAGAAGCAACGTACCGCTGTCGCCCACGCTGTTTAGAGCGATCAGGATTTCGGGTCGTGCTCCGTTAAACTCATCGAGAAGCAAAAGGCAACCGTATCGCATAGCAATCGGAAGAAGTCCGTCAACCCATACAACGTTGCCATCTTCAACCGTACGATATCCAATGAATTGGTCTTCGGTGATACCTTCCGAGCAATTGACACGGAGGACAGGCAGACCGATGTGGCTGGCGAAGGATTTGACTGCGGCGGTTTTGCCGCAACCCTTCGGACCCGTAAACATCATGTTGTGTCCTTTGCGGTATGCGATGCTCATCAAACGCAGTTCGTCTTTGTTGGTTGATTCAAACAAAACCGAACCTGGCTTGTAAATGTTGGCGTGTAGGTGTTGAGGGTATTGGTCAACAGGCTGAATCTGGATGCCGTTGTAAGCACCCTCGCCTGTGTGGTAGTCAAGTTCAACGGTCGCTGCTGGAGCCATTCCGCCAACCAGCGTGCCTTCGATGATTTGTTCTGCCTTCTCTTGAAGCCATACCTCTTTGGTGTCTCCAATGGTCACACGCATGACACCTGCTGGCACCATGTATCTCTTGGCGAAGGCGTTTGCCCTCAAACTCTCGATGCTCGTGTTTCCACCGTCATTCTGGATTAGCGTTTGCACTGCTTGAAGGTAAGCCTCCTCGCTCATGCGACCGCCAGCCATTTCCACTGCGTCTCTCATATTTTCAATCATTCCCATGTTCTTCATTCTCCTGTTTTTTTGTTTTTGTTGGTCGCCCTGTTCCTTCGGGCTGATGTAGGCTAAGAAGCCACACCATATAAACCCCCCACCTTGTTTTGCTGAACCATTGAGAGTTTAGACGTTTAGACCTTTGACCCGCAGATACGTCAGCAGGTTGCGGCTCCTCCACGTCCGCAGGGCGCGTCTTTGCTCCTTAACACGCAACCAAGCCAGCACCTTCTCCATCTCTTGACGTTCAGCCTCACCCCAATCTGGATGCCACGAGCGTATGAGTTTCGCACTTTCACGGCAGATAACGTAGTCGTATTTGCTGTCGGATTCAATGAGCGAGCGGAGCCGTTGAGCGGCTCCCTTAGCGTCATCTTGGTTTGACATTAGGGCGAGGGTCTGGATTAGGGGCTGGAGTTCCTCCTTCTCCCTCTTGAGTTCCCGCTTCAGCAGGTTCTCGTGGAGGGCTAAGGGTCCGAAATGAGTTTTCAAAATCTGGCGAACCTCAAAGTGGGTGAGTCCGCAATTTTCACGCAATAGACGATATGCCAGCGTGTATTTGCTGGTTCGTGTCAAGTGAACCACTCACCCATATCTGCTTGACTCATGCCAGCCAACGCACGCTCCCATGACGTATTGAACGCACCCAAGATTTCCGAGAAGGAGTTGGATTGAGCAAACAAACGGTCGATGCTCGCTTCTCGATCAACAACAACACCCCAATCGGCTGGATTCTCCCCCCATTCAAGAGCGACCATGCGGTTCGATGGGAGTCCTTTGGGTGTTGATTGAGCCGTGTAAATGACGGGCTTATCGCCCAATTCAAACTGCGTGGCGAGCTGGCTATTGCTCCACATGGCGGCTCGGTGAGCCATTGTTCCAGCCTTCTTGATACCGTGAGGCTGTCCAAACTCAACGTCAGCGTGTGCGGCTGGGTCCAGCATTTGCTCTTTCAACGTACGCACCAGCGTGTTTATCTCTTGACGTCCTCCACCGTTCAAAATGCAATCAAAGAGCGTCTGCTGAAACGTCTTGACGATTGGAGGGGTGGAAGATCGTCGCATCTCAACACCACGATAACCAAACTTGCCACTGAAATCCACGTAGGCGTACCGCTTCTTCACTCCCCATTGGAAATAGCGAGCATAGAACGCATCGGGTTTGATTTCAAAAAACTCATTCTTCGGAATACCCAGCGTGGTTTGAACGAATTCGTGAAACGACTCATTCAAGCCATCGCAAAGCAGATGTGCAATCGTGGCGACTTGAGCCTGTGTGATACCTGGCGGTGGATTGACGATTGACACTTTGCACGAGTCCGTGTCTTGGTACAACACGGAGAAGCGGAGAAGCGTGCCGCTGGAGTCCGAGTCCGATACCCGATGGGCTGTCGGTTTATCAATGTTTAGGGTTCTCAATGAAACCGCCCCCTCGTTGGGGTCAAACTCCACACCGACCTTCTCGATCCAGTTCTTGTTCCAATCGTTGTGAACACGGGCTATCTCCGTTATGTCGGAGCCGATTTCTGGGTCGGCAAGCCTAAACGGACGCCCCCGTGTCTTTTCTGTACGCCCCGAACCCAGCACACCGTACCACGAGTTCATGTTCTCCTTCATGACCCGTTGCTTTTTGTTGAGCCGTTCCGCTTCTTCATATTCTCCCCTGCTCTCAGCCTCGTTCATCTCGGCTCGTACCTTGTCACGGTTGGTTGCGAGGTATCGGAGAATGCTTGGCATCAATCCCTCGAAGTCTTGACGGTACACACGCCCCGCTGGGGTGGTTGCGATTGGGAAGGGATAGCCATCTGGATAGTCTGCTGGGTTCACTTTGGTGGCTGGGTCAAGGTTGCCGCTGATAATGGCACTGGGGTATTCCTTTGAATTATCCAACTCCATAGCGTTCTCCCAAACTCCTGTGGGAGCGTCCATGACAAACCCGCCCTGCTCGATACCGCTACGGGGGAGCCGCTCACGGACTACATCGAGGGAAGGCATGACCGTATCACGTTCCCAAAGCAAATGCCCCATCATGTCCTCAACGAGGAGCATATTGCTGTGGGCAAAGTGTAGGGTCGAATTGTGCCACGCTGTCTTGAACACATAGAAGCCAACGAGGTCGAGTTTTTCCATAGACCTGGCGGCGACTACGTTGTCCCAAATGTTGTAAACAGCGAGCATCATGGGGTCGTTCTTCATCATATCAACGATAGAGGTTCTCGGCACTTTGCCGTAGCCCAGCGTTGAACCGCCCATCCAAGCCAAAGACGACTGCCCCGTTGTCAATGCCGCTCCTTGAACCTGCTCGGCATACGCCATCTTGGTGTCAAAGTGCGGACGAAGCCCGCGCCGCTTCTCGAATAATCTGGGATAGCGGTGATACACGGGAACGTTCCCAGCGTGTTGTTGCCTCATGGCTCTCGTTTGGACCCTACAACGGTTTCGGCAATACGGGATATCGTAGTCCCTGCCGTTGTGAGCAGCGATAACGTCTGGGTCGAATTGCTCAATCGTGTGCTTGAACCACCACATTAACGCCGCCTCCTTCTCGTCCTCGTCATCACCTTCAATGTTGACGACCGTTATTTTGTCAATATCAAGTGCTGGGATATCGTTCTCGTGTTCAACAACACCGTGCAGGGCGTCTTGAGAGGATAGAAACCGCTTGACCTGTCGTTCCGATGTGTGCGCTGTAGTCGCAACCACGTGCCGTTTGGTTCGGTCATCATAGATTGCGATGCTGACAATACGCCCCTGCGGGTCATCAACGTCCAGCCAATCTTCAGTCTCAATATCGAAATACATGGTGTCGAGTTTGAACAGCCCAACATCAACATCGGATGCGGTGATGTCCTTTGGTCTAAAACGCTGAGTTCCATTCAAGAGAGCCGTATTGACGTCAATAACTGCAGTCCAGCCAGCGATCCAGCGTACAAGGTTCGCCCACGGAACGTCAGCACAATAGTGTGGATAGAAAAACTCCCTAACCTCACGGATATCGGACGGTTTGTTGACTCGGATTTCATACAGGGGTGTGCCTGTGATGGACTTGAAGCGGGACGGGCTGGCTTTGCTCACTTGAGCAGGTAGGTTCATCTGGGACGGGTCTTTTTCAGTCCAAAAGCGTGGCTGAATCCCCGTCACTTCTATGTTGTGTGATTTGCCCTCCAGCGTCTTGACACGGAGAGTCGTGACCAGCGGGTCGTCTTGATAGTCCACACCAACGATTAAGACTGCCGTTTTTTGAACCATCGTGCCAACCATGAACCCCCACCCTTTTGTATCTCATCAAAAGCCTCGTCCCTCATAGTTTGAGCCTGCTGGCGTTTAATCCTTGCATCTTTCAACGCTTGACGCGCTTCGGCTTCGTATTTTCGGACCCGTAGCATCGCACAGGCGATGTAAATTGTCATATCCAAAATCTCCTCCAGCCCCATTTCAACCCATGAGTCCTCTTTCGTTCCCCATTGGGTTGTGTCGTCCTCAGCCCTCAGCCCGTGTCCGTACCTGGCCGCTCCCAATTCTAGCCGCTCACGGATAATTGCGAGCAGGTCTGGGTTGTCGTCCAACGTCAGCGGGTCTGGGCTGTCGTCCAACATCAAACCTCCAGTGAACGTAGGAACGTTTTGACCGTGAGCAGGTCGTCTTGAGTCACGCTGGCGTGATAAAGAGCCTCACCGACTCCCTTGAAAATTGCACGCTTCAACGTTATCGGCATATTGTCATCGTTTGAAGCCGCTCGATAGATTGAGTCCAACACATCAGCCCCGCTGAATCCACGCTCACCCATCTCCTCGACCATGCGGTCAATTCTCCGATAGAGGTTGCGGTATTCTTCATCGTCATCGGTTGTGTTTGCCTTGAGAACGGAAGCCAGCAGACGTGTTCTCGCTTTGGGTTCGAGTTCCGACACCACGTCTTTGACGTCATCAATCGTTGCCGTATCTGGAACACGGGTCGCCGCAAAGAGGATGTTCAACGCCTTTCGCATTGACCCACGACACAACTCGCCTATCTTCTTCACTGCTTCATCAGTGATCGTCAGCCCCTCGTTCTTCACTACATTCTCCAAAGCGGAGAACACCACGCTGGAGGGAATAGGGCGGAAGCGTGTGTCGGAGAACGCACAGCGGTCTTTGATTGGGTCAATAAGTCGGTGCGGATAATTGCACGATAGAATGAAGCGGGTCTGCTTGCTGTATTGCTCCATGATTCTGCGGAGCGCTCCCTGTGCATCGGGTGTCAATTGGTCGCATTCGTCCAAAAAGACAACGTTGAACGGAATAGGTCGGACGTTCCCGCCCGCCAGGTATGTGCCAACGACTCCACGCCTCGCAAACTCCTTGACCTTCGTTCTTATGACGTTAATCGACCGCTCATCGCTGGCGTTCATTTCAATGAAATTGGCTCGCCAATCATCACCAAACATAGAGCGTAGGAGAGCCACAGCCGTTGCCGTCTTGCCCGTTCCCGCTGGACCCGCAAACATAAGATGCGGGAATCCAGCATCGTTGCCTGTGGTGTGCAATTGCTCCACCATGTATTCCAGCCTTTTGACTACGTGAGGTTGCCCTATGACGTCATCAAGCGTCTGCGGTCGGTATGATTCAGCCCAAAGCATGAGAAGGACTGACTGCCCCACCCTCTTAATTCACGCTGGAGTCGGGTTGTATTTTGATTCCAAAGCAACAGCCCAAGCGTAGCCTTTCACAAAGAGGAAGTCTCCAAACCAATCGTTCACCCGTTCACCCGTCACCAAATGGAAGTCCCATTCCTTGAGGTACGCCTCGATATCTCTCAGCAGGGGTGTCTCATAATACAGGCGTCTGTATTGCCCCTCCGTCACGATCACCTCAACGTCCTTGAGCAAATCACCGCAACCCTTCAGTGCTTCGAGTTCCGAACCTTGCAAGTCCATGCAAATCAACTGTGGAGCGGGTGTATCTGCTTTGTGTTCAGCCCACCATGAGTCCACGCGCTGGGCTGGCACTGTTATCTGGCGTTGTTGATATCTCCGTTCATACGGATAGGTCGGGTCGGCTTTGAAGGCTGATGACGCACCGATGTTTCCATTGACTACAGGGAAGAATGGAATGACGCCATCACTTGACCACGCTGCCTTCCCCACCAGCGTTATGTCCTCACGATTGCCTGCAACAAATTGGCAGACGTCAATCGATGGGGGATTTGGCTCCCATGCAATAACCTCGCATTTGAAGTGGTCAGCAATCCACACAGCATCTTTAGCGTCTCTGGACCCTAATTCAAGGGCTGTGCTCACCTTGAGTCCGTCTAAATCATGCAAAAACTTTCGATACGCTCCACCCGACATATCATTCGGTCTCGGTTGGCGGTTTATCAAGCATGAAGGATATCGTGGATTCGTTGGGCGGTTTCAAGCCCGATACCTTTGATGCTGGCAATATCTTCGGGAGCCGCAGAACACAACCCCGCCAGCGTGCCAAACTCCTCGACCAACAAACGCCTCGTCTTCAGCCCAATACCTGGCAAAGACTCCACGATAGCGTTGCGGTATTCCCTCACGTCTGGGGCTTTGGGGCGTGGCACATAGATACGAGGCACGTCATCTTCTATTTTGTTGACGATCCGTGAAATGAGGCTGGCGGCGTCTTTTTTGTTGGCTATGAACAGTGGAGGATAACCAACGGCACACAGGCTGGCTATGTAGCCCAAAAGAGTGCGAGGCGACAGGCTCCTACGCTGGGCGTCCCGCTTCACCATTTCAAATGACTTCGTGACGATGAGGAATGAAAACTCAGCCTCTTCACGCATAGCCCCCAACTGACGCAACCTGCGGTCGTCAAACAGGCTGGAGATAAGGTCGTCCTCCTTCCTCTCTATGCTCACACGTCTGCTTGACATATCACCTTTGCCCGTTGGCAGGTGTACGACTTCAAATCCTAAATCGGAGAGGAAGTCGAGCATCTTGACGTGCTCACGATGGTCGACCTTCTTCCCCCTGTGCAACATCTCCCCAATAATATCGAGAGCAACCTGCTGGGCGGCGTCTTTGGTCTTGATGTATTCGGGCGTGAAAAGGTCAGCCCTCATGGGAAACACTTCCTCCCAATCCCCTATCTCATCAAGGATTGCACGCAAAAGCGAGAAACGTTGACCCAGCGTTCCGCCAGCACGTTCTTTGATTGTCATTTCATCGTCCAGCAGGTTGCGTATCGTTCTTGATTTACGAGCCATTTTTCTTCCTCCATTTGCGTTTGATTTGAGGCTGGAATCCTTCCAATTCCTCCAGCGTCTTAAACTTGGGACACACATCACCAACACAACACCCGTCTCGCTTGAGCGTGGTGCAATTTGGGGACGCCCTCATCTTGTCGTTGTTGAATATGGACTCCATTTGAAACCGTCTGTACTCCGTGTTGGCTAAATCCACGTAGCCAACGGTCGTGCCGAGTTCAACCCAGACCGCCTCAAACTCCTCGATGCTCATACCCAAAAACTTCCCAAACAGGGCGGCGTGGACACGTGCTTTGTGAGATGGGTTGATTCTCCGCAGTTCATTCACAACGCCCATGCACTTGACGTCAAGGGCGGAGATGTAGCGGGCGGTTGCGGAGGCTGAGTCCTTGAACCCAAAGTCTCCGTCAATCATTGGGCGGATTTGAGTTTCGGGTGCTTGGAGTTTCACTCCGATTTCGCTGATGAAATCCGATAGGCTCAGGGTCCGTCCAGGTATGGAAGGCAAAGAATACACAGGTCTGTATGAACCCTCCACCACGTGATCGTGAGAAGTTTTGGCGAAAGTTTGCGGCTCCAGCGCATAACAGAATCTGCCAGACGGTTCGCCATGTCGGTCGATGTGAGCGGTGAACGGCAAACGGCACAGACGTTTTGGGTCGCCCATCGTTTGCGAGTCAAGCGTGTTAAGCCCCAGCGATACCTTGAGGTGGTTTTGAATCTGCCAGACCAACTGCCTCAAGGACTCCGCTGAACCGTCTCGGTGTGAAAACTTGAACCGTACGGGCTGGTGTTTGATGTGTAGGTGGTAGCCTTTGCTTCCCGAATACGCAACCCAATGTGCGATATCCAGATCGGTCAAGAATTGGCTGAGGCGGTGAGCGTCAGCAAATGCGTTTTCGGGTTTGGTGTCGTGGTCGAAGTCAAAGAAGGTCGAGCCATAGATGATGGAGGAGGGTATTTGCCGACCGCCTCCGTCAAACGTGAGGTTGTCATATCCTTGCGTTGAAATGAAACAGGAAGCGTTGCCATTCCACTTCTTCACGGAGCGGAAGGCGTCCTCGCTGGTGAAAACAAACGTCTGTCGGGGGTTGCCGATAGAACGTGGAAAATGAGCAAAGCCCAGATGATTCAGCATCTCGTCAAAATCATCGGGTCCAAACACATGAATCCCACCGCTCAATCATCACCAGCAATTGATGTGAGGGAAGCGGCAGCGTCCCGTAGGTCATTCTTCACACGTTCAGCGTATGCTTGCTTCACCTGTTCTTCAGTGATACCAGCGTGAGCCAGCAGCAAATCAATCGCCACCCGAATACGGATGTGTTCTCGCATTTCATCATCAATGCCGAGCATCGCTTCAGCGGCTGGCAAATCGAACTTTTTGGCGTTTGGGTCGTACATGAAAATCACACTTCACGGATCGCTTCAGTCGCAACAACAGTGGTGAGGGTGTGGTCATGGGCTTCCAGAACAATGAACCCGCCCGTCTTATGCTTGTGAATAATGATAGCCTCGGAGCGTGGGTCAAAGCAACCCAAGATACGCTGGAGGTTCTCGGTGAAGCAAACCTCCGTGTCTTCTCCGTCAATGGTTGCATTGATTGAAGTGGAGGAGCGGTTGGACTTTGAACCCCAGTGTCCAGATTGGCACGTGGAGCCTGACGCTTTGAAGTCAAACACAACGTAGGGTGCTTTGGCGATGTTCATATCAACGAGAGCCTTCTTGAGTTCTGCTGTTGAAATTGCGATACGGCTGGTCGCCTTCTCATTGTCAAACATTGGGAACACACGGAAGCCATCGTCAACAGGAAGAACCCAATGGTCAGGGATAATGTTGCAGTCGTCCTCATCAGCGGGGTGATAAGTGACACTGGAGCCGCTACGGTTCTCGATGACAATTGGCTGACCTGCTTCGGTGTTGATTTCAACAACCTCGCCCGAAAACTTTGCTTTGAGCAGTTCCGAGAAGGACTTGGGTTCAATCAACAACGAGCACGGCTCTTTGACACGGAGCGTGCCAACCTCAGCCCTGTCAATCAACAACTGAATGGTCTTGGCGGCGTCATGCGTCCAGATGGACACGCCTTCTTCCTCCAGCAACACCTTGACGGGTGTCGGTGGATTATCAAGGACTGTTCTTTGAAGCACGCTGGCGAATTCGTTGGCACTCACACGGGCTTTGACTGTTCGGCTGATTTCGGCACTGTTCGGGGTTAATTCCACGCTCATGGTTCAGCGTTGAATCCCCACCCTCATAAAGAAGGGGCTTACCATTCAAGGAAGCAGTCGCCTTCATCAATCAAGGTGATGACGGACTGAAGCAACATGAACGCCGCCTGTAGGCGGGTTTCTGCATCTTCGTTGCGGGTTTCGTAGCATTGGCTGAAGTCAGCCGAGTCTTTCAATTGATACATATGACGGGTCTGCTGAAGCCCACTGTCAACCATTGCGGTTTTGACTCCGTTTTTGTTTGTGATAGTGTAGTCAGTGCCATCAACCATCACCGCATAGAAATCGGTGCGTGGGTCCGAGATGTCAAATGAAATGCTCCTAACTTCACGATAGTCGGTGGCTGTCCAATCCTTGAACGTGAAGACGGTTTTTCCAGATGTGAAATGACGCATGGTGATCGAGGTCATGCTCAAGCCTCCTCGAACCAAACTTCGCTCTCTGCACATGGAATGCACGCAATCCAGGTGTCATCTATTCTCTCTTGACGTCCGCCACAGCAAGGGCAACGTGGACGGGTTCTGCTTAGGCTGATGTTTCTGCTCATGTACCAAGCGAAGCGGTTCCCCCTTATCAATGGTTCGGTATATCAATGAAATAAACGGGAATTATTCCCGATTCCAGCTCGCCACGCTCACTTATTGCCGTCTGTACGCTGGAGTTTCAGGTTCACCGATCAGGATTTTTTGAAAGATGACGTGCCACGGTTTCGCTCTCGATCAAGAATCGAAGGCGGTTGCATCTGCAATCCATAACTGCTGGTCGTATGATGATTTACCGTCAAGCGAGGCTACCCTCACTTTGCCAACGCAGGTGAATAAGTGCCTCTTGCCTTTGAGGTGATTTGTGAGGGCGTTCATGGTGAAAGGCTGACCCTCCAGCCTCAAGACCTGGCCAGTCGTTATTGCGTTTTCAACGTCCGTGGCTCCAGCCTCAACCATGCACTTCCACAAACGTTTGATGTTTCGACCGCCGCTACGCCCCAGCCGACCTTTGCGGCGTGTTCCGTATTTAGAAGAAGGAACGTACTCTTCCTTCTCTTTGTCCTCGTCTGGGGGCATCCGTTATTGAACAGGCTGGGTTTCACCGTCTATGAACCCTGCCCTTGTTCAGCCCTGTTTATCGTCTTGTGGCTTGGGTTTGATTGTGAGCCGTGTGGTCGGTTTGGTGATTTTGGTTTGCTCCACAGCCTCAGCCACATCTGGAGGGAGAATCGGCAGGGCGCGTTCCACAGCAGCCTTTGACAAAGACGCCATCGTTCCAAAGACGGCTGGAGGTACAAGGCGTTGGACTTCATGAGGCACGTATTCTTCACGCTTCGACTCGGTCAGTTCAACCTTCCATGACTCCGTGAGAATCACACGGTCTTTGGCTGGCTTTGTAGGGTCCAATTCCCCACGCTGGCGAAGGTCTTTTTCAATCTTCTTCTGTGCTCGCTCCAGCAGGGTTTTGCTGGCTTTGATTGTTGCGAGGTTGTTGAGCATCTCTTCATCATCACCGAACTCGTTCAATATCAAGTCCATGGCACCCACCTGGCGGAGCCGCTGGGCTTCGGGGCAGATTGCATCAAAAGCACACCACTTGCACTCGTCTCCGATGGTTGGGATTGCTTCTTCAATAGCGAGGGCGGCTTCATATTTGGTCTTGAGCCACGCCTTAAACTCCGATATCTTTTCATCGCTCCAAATGGTTGTGACAACGCCAAAGCGAAGCATCTCAAACGAAAACTTCAGCGGGCGGTCTGGATAGACTTCGCTCGCCCATGCGAGATAGATTCCCGCCTGTACGTCTTGGTCGGCTTCTCCTTGACTCTTTGGAGCACGGTTGGATTTGTAGTCCACGATTTCTATCGTCCCGTCTTTGTGTTCAAGAACCAAATCGATAAAACCGTAAATCGGCACGCCATTCTCCAAGACGTACGGAGCAAACGCTTCGCCCATCTTCTGTTCGACTGCCACGATCCGCACGGGGTTTTTGCCCCTACGGTCAAACCAACGCCTCAGCACGTTCTTCCCGTCCTCATAGAAGGAGAGGTCGACCGTGTATTGGGGTTTAGCCGCCCACGCTTCGTAGTGCTTCATCAGCGCTCCAAAGCGAGGCTTGGACGGTTTGCCCGTTGCTTCATCTGGCTTCCGCCAATCTTCAAGAGCACCGTGAATGACGTTCCCAACCCTAGCCGCTTGCGTGCGGTCTTGGTGGTTAGCCGCCTTCTTGAGAGCAACAGCATCGTCTGGGCTTGGGCAGTTCTCAGCGTCATAGTGGCACTGATATGCAAAAGCGCAATCCTTGAGTTTTTTCAATCTGGTTGCCGAGAGGTAGGGGACTTTCATTCAATGCCCCTCCCTCATGCTGACTGCTTGTCAACGGCTTGCCAAAACCTATCCTGTGTTGGGTTGTCAATAGCAAACGGCTGACAGGCTCGTGACTTCTTGACCTGTGCGATGTGTCGTGATTTGAGTTCGCCTTTGCGGACCCGTTGTTGTTGCGTAAACTCGATAATCCAATCAAAGAGCGGGTCGGTGATTTCGGGGCGTCCAGCGGCAACGACAACGTCTTTGGCATTGGCAGTTCCGAATCCTTCCGTTCTGGATTTCAGCAGCGTGGTTGAAATGAAGTGTGCTCCGTACAATTCAGCCCCCATCTTCATACGTTCAAAGGGCTGGATAAAGAGGCGGTTGATGACTTTGTAGGCGTGCATCTGCCCTTCCTCGTAGGTTGGCAGTGTCTTTTTGCCTTCGCCAATTGCTTGACGCTGGCGAGCAAGGAGCAAATCGCCCTCGCTCAATCCATGCACGCTCTCAGCGTAGTGGTTGCGGACGCTCATGTAGTACGCCCCTTCATTCTCCAACACCAAAACTCGAACCCCGTTGGGGTGTTCTTCTTGGTGCTGGCGGTGGAGGTCAATGAACGCCAGCGTGAAGTCGTTGACTTCATCTGGAGTTTGGCAGACTTTACGCAAGATGCGTGGTCGTAGGTCTGTCGGGATAATCTCTTCACGAGCCACCAAATCAGCCTGTCCTTCCAAATCGCAATCAACGATAGTTAGGAGGCATTCTGCTGGGTCTCGCCCTTTGGACTCGTGAGCAAAGAAGGTGAGAGCGAATGTGCTCTTACCCGATCCGCTGAATCCCTGCAGTTTGATGTGTCGGGTTCTGTTCTCAATCATTGTGTCGCCTGTGTCACAGGACTCAATGAGGCTGGCGTAGTCGATTTTCTTTCGCTTTGGCATGAAATCACCTTGATATCCCACATTCATAAGGGGAACGGGTCAAGAACGGTGGGGGTTTGGGTTCATTCCCAATCGTCCCAGTCGTCCTCATCATCTTCGGAGTCGCCAGCGTCAGCGGCTGGAGCCTCAGCCTCAGCCTCTTCGTCCTCGTCCTCTTCGTCATCTTCGACCCAATCGTCCGAGTCGTCCTCTTCCTCAGGGTCCGTGGAGTCGTCAGCCTCAGCCTCTTCCTCCGCTTCTTCCTCAGTGTCGTTGGAATCGTCAGCGTCATCTTCGTCCTCATCATCATCGAGGCTAACGAGTTGCCCCTTGAAATAGTCCGATGCGTCATCTTCCTTCTGCTCAACAGGTGTGGCGGACTCAACCTTTGGTGGTGCAACGGTGATGATTCCAACAGCACACTCAAGGTTGCCAGATAGACCGTATTCACCATTTACACGGGTTGTGACCAAAGCCAGGATGCGACTGTATTTGCCGAAGCGAGCCGCAACATCGGTCGCACAGATGCAGTTGAGGTTGAGGGTGTCGCCAGATTCAATGGCTTCCATCGTCATGGTGCTTTCGTCCTTGAGAATGATTTTGCCAAACTGCGAGCCTGTCTTGGAGTTTTGAACACCGCTGTAGGAGACTTGAGCCTCCACCAAACGGAAGTCGTCACGTCCTCTTGAGATGTCGTCCTCAAGGTCAGCAATCGGTGTCACTTCAAACGTTGAACGGAGAAGGTCGACTGGATCGTGGTGCTCGTATTCTTCAGCGTTGAACACGGTGAAGCCCGATAGAGCGTTGAGGTTGAGGGTGGCATCGTCAAGGTTGCGGCAGGTGACTGCAGCACTGTAGTGTCCGCCAGATTCCAAATCGTCTCCGAGCGAGGCGTCCTCGTCCCAAAGACCCATCTTGAACAGGGCAGGCTCCATTTCGGAGTCTCCATCTTCGACCACTGCTTGCCCCATGAGGAAGCAAACGGGTCGTGGGTTGCCGCTGGCGGCTCCAACAGTGCGGTGTTGAACCTGCCAAATGTCAAGGTGTGCGGTGTAGCGGCGTTGACGAAGAATTGCGGAGAGGTCGACTCTCACGATGTCCGCAAGGAAACTCTGTGCGGTCTGGGATTTGATTCCTCCAAGTGTGTCGATGGTGTCCTTCAAGGCTGGGTCTTGCGACTTCCTCTTGAACATTTCAACGACTTGCTTGTCGTCCTTGAAAATACCGTTGGCGATTCCTTTGTCAATGAAAGGTCGCAGGGCTTTTTCGGCTACGGGTGGCAGGCTTGATTTGTTTGTCTTTTTCTTTGCTGGCATTTGGGTTGTCTCCTTGTGCAGTCCTCACCGTTTCTTCCCACCCTCATAAAGAAGGCTCATCGAATAGGTGGGCGTCCGCCAAAGCGTTCCAAAGGTCATCGGCATTTTCACCGACAGCAGCAATCTTTGTCGCCTCTTTGACCTTCTCACGTGCTTCACGCTTCTTGCCCAGCGTCTCCGTTGCGGTGCTTTTCAGCGTAGTGTCAAGCCACGCTGGAGTCCGAGAGAATAATGCGTCACGAGCTGGAACATCGCCCACTATGTCAAACAAAACACCGTTTCTGCCCGTGTGGTTGAGGTACGTTCCCAAGAACAGAGAACGGTATATCAACGAGCCTGTTTTGGAGCCGCACCCCAGCGTTTGGAGAAGTTCCTTTTCGCCCCTGTCAAGTCTGCGGCTCCGCTTGGGCGGAATACAGCCGTCAATAACGGGCTGGAATTCGTCGATCACGGTTTGCAGATTGTTGCGTGCTGACTCAACAAAGAGCGGAGCCAGCGCGTACGTCTCCAAAAGACCCTGACGTGTCTTGACGATACGCCATGTTTTGCGACCGCCTCCACGTCCTCCACCCCGCCTGGCGAGTTCAATCAAACCAGCGTCCTCCAGCGTGGGCAGGTGCTTCTCACGTAGGGCATTCTTTGAACATGAAAAGGCGTGAATGTTGAGCCATTGGAGAATGTTATCCTCTGTTAGCGGGCGTTTAGCGTCCTCCATTGACTGCAATTCACTGAACACGATCCATGAGTCATCTGGGATTCCACTAAGGCTGGCTCGCAACACGAGGTCGCAAAGAATCAAGCCGATGATATTGTCCTCAATGGACGACATGAGGTATTCACGGTCGTTGTGTTGGTGTATCGGTCGTTGCTTTTGGTGAAGCAACGTCACAGCATCAATAATCGACAGCACTTTGTTGATGTCTCTTTGGTGTTGGGCGTTGCGTGCTGGGAAGAAGTCCACCATGAGCGGGGCAAAAATGTTGCGGACCCTGTATTGCTTGAGATTGAGCATAGATGCTTGGAGCAGTTCAACGTCTGGATGCACCAACATTTCATCGGGTCGGGCTTTGGCGTTCAGTGAATTGCTCACAACCGCCGCAACCTTCTCGGTCGTGGTGTCGGGCGTCATCAACAATTGACGGGTGATTTGCTCCGCCTCTCGTGGGTTGCGGGTGGTCAGCGTGATGAAAGACGGCTGTCCTTTGATGATGAAGTCCCGTGTCTCGATTTCACCCGTGAGGTCGTTCTTGATTGGAGTTTTCCACACGAGTTCCTTATCGTCACCGCTCATGAGCGGTTTCATTTTGCGGATAAACGCCTCCGACTCATCCTTCTCAAGAATGATGATACAGCGACCTTCAACGTGGACTATGAAATTGCCTTCCTCATCTATCTCATCGTAGTCGTATTTGAGGGCTTCACGGGAAGCACCAGCCAGCACCATGCACATAGATTTGGGGAAGCCGTTGCGAGCCGTCAAGGTGAGATAGGTTTTACCGCTGGAGGATTGCCCAACCATTTCCAGATTCAGCGGGGAGTCTGTTTTGCATGAGAGCATGACCAAGAACGTGAGGAGTAGGTTTGCATCATCACCAACAAAAGGCACGCCTCTCGAACCGTGAAGCACTTCGTTCACAACGTCAAGCAGATGCTGATCGCCCAGAAAGTCCTCGATGATATTGGCGTCAATAACTCCACGACTCGACATCTTCCCAGCATACGTTTCAACCTCAGCGACTCTTCTATCGACAATTGGTGCAGGTTCGTATTCTCCATCTCGGAGCATAGTGCCAACCGTCAAGACTCCAACATTGAAGGCATTTTTAGCGGAGTCCGCTATATCGAGGGATTTAGCCAGCCTGTTGATTGAATGTTGGCTGAGCAGGTTGTACGTTCCGTGAGGTTTGTTGTCATGCTCGACCATGAAGTCCATGCGGTTCTTTGATGACTTCAAGAACGCAAAGATGAGCGGATAGCCTTCGACCGTAGCCTCGTATTTTGAAGCGGTCTCCGTTGATTGCTTGACCACGATTTTGTCGCTCATGTCCTCAGCCATCATTCCCACCCTCATCAATAAAACGGGCGTGATGTGGCACGGGTCCGAGAACCCAAACGATTCCACAACGGTTCTGCCCACACACTATCGCTTGATTTGGCCAGGTATCAACGGGAGCGAGAATCAACGTGGGGAGGTTGGCTTCACGTTTACACGTTGGGCAGACTTTGACAACACCAGTGCCGACAACGTCTGCAAGCCTTGACGGGAAATCGTCACGCTGGGGCGTCAGCACCTTCTTGGGCGGCTCCATACGGTCAAGACTCCGCCAGTCGTTTAATGAGTTTCTGCACGACTTGGGTTTGGGCTGGTGATAATGATCGTCCCGCCTCCAAACGTGTGCAAACGGACGTGACAAAGCCCTGCTCCCATTCATTCAAGGAGTCGGCTGGTATGCTCAACAATTGCACCGAGATTGGGTTTGTTGCTCCGCCTTCGTTCATTTGAACACGGGCGTCCATCTCTTCAGCAAACCTGGCCATTCCATGCCGTAGGGATTCACGCCCTCGACTTTTGATTTTGTCAGCCACACGGTTGACCATGCCTTCTTCCCATGTGTTGGTTGTTATCCCCTCACACTGTTCGAGCCATTCTTTTGATTCCTTCAGCCACACGTTGCGGTTCTTTGCGATTTCAAGAGCCATACGCTCCGAGCGTAGGCGTGCTTCTTCAGCCCGCCTCGCTCTTTCTGTATTCCATGCTTTGAAGTCAGCCTCAGCCGTCAGCATGAAATCCGAGAATGCTTTGTCGATTTTCGGACCCAAATAACCATGCTTGACAATGCGGGATACGACCTGCTTGTGTAGTGTCTTGAGTTTCTTGCGTTCCCGCATCATGGGTTCAAATCTGGCGAGGTCTTTCATGGCGGTTGGGTGACGTGCGGCAAAGTCTTGGCGGCGAAACTCCTTCTTCGCTGCGCTCATTTCCTCTTTCAAAAACTCAGCCTTCTCACGCTGGGACATGAGTTTTCCGCTCTTGTCTCTCACTTCAATGTAGCGTAGCACACAAGTGTTGCCGATGAATATCCGCTTTTTGGATTCTTGATTTTCTATCACGCAGTTCTCAACGATTGGCTCGTGTCCACACAGTTCGCACTTGTGAACCAACCCAAACTCACTGTGCTGGTACAACCAATCCTGTGAGAATACAGCGTACGGTCTTATCGTTCCGTCCGTTTCAACGATCCGTGAAATCTTGGCGAGGTTGCGTATGATTCTGCGTTCATAGGCTGAGGCATGACCGTCAGCCAATGCTGAGTACAGTTCATCTGGGAGTTCCCCTTTGGCTTCCTGTTTCTGCCATAGAGAAGCCTGTCGGGCTAGCAACGCAGACACGTTCAAGCCTCCACGTATTCCCAATAGATGTACTCTTCTGTTTCAATTTTCACTTTCAAGTTATGGCGGTTTGCATCTTCGCTCATGGTCGCCGCACGCCCCCACCACATATAAACCCCGTACCTTGATTTTTTGAACCATTAAGAGATATGACGCTTCAACCAATTGGGCGGGTCGGAGATGTTGTCTCTAAACCAACCTGGCAAAAGGTGTCCGTTTTGACGATAGAAACGCTGCCAAGAGCCATCGAGAATGAAGATGCTCCCCACGTCATCTGGGCGGCGGTGGATTCTCCCCGCCCCTTGAACGAGTTTGAGCGTGGTTTGGAGGTTGTACCAGCGTTGACACGGCTTGGCACAGGTGAATGATGAACACAATTTGCCACTGTATTTGTTGGGAGGCTCGTACGGACACGCTGGTGTTCCTTCATGCTCACGCCTCCATTCGTGTTCGTCTTGTTCCATGCGTTGAGCGATCTGGGGGTCGGGTGTGTAAAGATACGGTATTTTGCTCAATACGAGCCAATGAGCCAAATCGCCAGCAAAGTCAAACCCTTCACCAACGTACGTGGAGATGAGAACCTGACCTGGACCCTTTGATGACATGAAACGGTCGATAACCAAATCACGAGCACGCCCGTCCGAGTCATGTGTGAGAATACGGTCGCCCAATCCTTCAGCCACCAATCCTTCAACGAGTTCCCTTCTTATGGCGTGGGTATGAGGAAGAACCACGCCCCGCTGGTCTGGATATCTCCGCATAATTGCAGCGATGGCTTTGATTTGACGTGGAATGCTGTGCTTCCTCTTTGAATAGGACATCTGCCCACATGGGGCGTAGTGTATGTTGAAGTTTGATGACGGGAACGGAGAATCGGTGATACAAATGAACAGCGTCTTTTGGTGTTCAAGACCGAGAGATTTGAGGTAGGTTTCAATGTCCAGCACCGTTGCAGATAGCATGATGCGTTTGCGGCTGATTTGCTCCAGCCTGTCCAGCGCAAACTGATTCACCCGCACAGGCTTGCCCGTCAGCACACGTCCAGCACGCTCCGTATCTTGATTCATCACCATATCGTTGGGTTTGGATAACAGCGTGAGCATCATTGAGCAACGCTGGGCTATTGAATTGAACGTCTCCTCCGCTATGTCATCGCGATCCGTTTTGGCTTTGTCACGGCTCGCAATTGCCCCATCGAGCAGTTTTTTGATAGTGTCCTCCCAATCCTTCGGAATATGAAACATGGGCATGGTTTTCGGACCCCACACCTTATCGAAGTCAGCCTCCGTGATTTGGACTTCAAGCAAACCCATGAAGAACGGTTCGAGGTTGTGTGCTTCGTCAATTATAGCAAAGTCACGCTGACCCCAGCCCTCATCAAATTGAATCGCTCGGAAGATGTAGGCTGGATTCGTCAGCGTCAATCTGGCGTCCTGGCCTCTCCATTTTTGCTCATAATACGGGCAGGGGTCGTCCTCGTCCTTCTTTGCATGGGGACACCTTTTGCCGTTCTTGTAGCAGGGAGCGTTGTGAGCAGTTCCGCTGTTAATCCAACAGGGGAAGTTCGACCTGCCCCTCACTTCCTCAACAACGTGACCGTAGTCCCGTTTGTATTGCTCCGTCAAACCGAGAGTGGGAGTCAAGAGGTAGGCTGATTGAAACCTGTGCTGGAGCGTCATTGCGATTGCCGATTTGCCCGTTCCTGTTGGGGCTTCGATCACAACGTTGTCAAAGTCATCATTTTCCAAAGCCCACCACGCTACGTTCAACGCATCATCTTGATATTTTCTGGGGCTTGGCATTGGAAAATGGGGCTGGATTTTATCCCATTCATTCGGCAAGGTTGCCTTCGATGGGATGTTGATTCTCACAACCGCCATACCTCAAGGTGGATGCCCCACCCTTTTCATCATTCGAGGTGGTTATATCTGGAGGTTTTGCCTGCTCGTTCAAGTTCCCAATCCTCAAGAGGGCGGACTTTTCCAAATTGAGCGCGGAACCGCCACAGGGTTTTGTTGGGTGGATTCTTCATTTTGCGGCTCTTGATTTTCACACCTTCGTGAATTGCGACTGTCTTGGCGATGGTCTGAACCTTGTGGCGGTCATGGTCGTGCCTTGACCAGTCGCCTTCGTTCTTCCTCCACCAGCGGTGAAACTTTGCGTCCTCTCCGTTCTCTCGTCCGTGATATCGTCGTGTTCGGCTCATATCCCGACCACCATGTTTTACCTTATCAATGGTTCGGAATATCAACAAGGAAACCAACAAAACTCCAAACCATACCTAACCCACCGATATATACACACTATAACGAATATATATGGGTCTCAGCACAGGCTCCGACTGCGTTCTTTTGGGTTGCTGTGCCTTCGGCACAGCAAATGATTGTTTTTTAACGCTCGCAATCTCAACACAAACGGAAGAATCAAATCGAAATGTCTCCAGCCAGACGTATTGAGGTGAGCAAGTCTTGTGAAGGACGACCGACTGTCAGCGTCATTTCCGTCATGTTTGTGCTGAGATTGAAAGCCACATCGAACACACGAAAACGCCCGCTCAAGGCTCCAGCAGCGGTTTGAAACTCAATGACATCGCCAGGTTTGATGTCGTACCTTTCGGGTCGTCCGATGACCGTCCAGCGCGCTTTGGAAGCCCCCTGTTGTTGGAGCAATTGTTCTCCCAGCAGCCTCGCTTGATTCACGTATTGGATCGACCTATCTCTCACCATACGCACTACGGGGCGGCTAGGATAACGAGAGTCGCTGGGGGAGGGAATGGTTTCGCTGATGCTCGCTTCTTCATTGATAACCTGCACCACGTTGAACGATTGAATGTCACCATCCTCCCTCTCGACCGATATGGGATAGAAGTCTTGAGGTAGCCCCGTTCTCGGCAACACTCCACCATTCAACGGGAACACGTCCGTGTCATCAACCTCCAGCAGTGTCCGTAGGTGTAAAACGCCATAAGCATCGGCTTCCAGAACGGTTAGGCGAGGTATTGAATTGACCAGACCGAGAATGGTTTGAATGGCGGCGAGGCGGGATTTATTCGCCAGATTCAGCCCCGTTGGAAGTGTGAAGCCCGTGTCGTTGGTCACCGCTCCTACGGGGAGGTTGTAGACCGAGTTTGCGATAATGTCCTTGATGACCGACCCTGCGTCTTGTCGATAATAGGGTGGCGTTGCCGCCAATACCTCTCGGTGCAAATACCCCAGCGTGTCACTACAGGTTATCGTCAAAGTGTCCGAGCCTTCTTGAATTGATGAAACAAAACCCGTGAAAATTATCGGAGGGTTAGCCCATGTTCGTGGAGCCGCATAAACCTGAACGGTATCGCCTTCTTTTGCGATTCCAGATCGTCGACCTGCAGTGTTATTGACGTCAATATCAAGCAAAGTAGGAGCGTTCATTTTGCGTTTTGCTGAGATTCTTCGTATTCCTTGAATGGCAGATAGACCATTCAACACCACGAGGGGCGCGTTTGGTGTCGCTTCATCAACAGCAACGGGTCCGTAGACGTTGCGTTTCATCACAGTTCGGGAACGTGCAAACATAACCTTGTGTGCCCAGCCGTTGCGTAGTCCACCCAGCATCATGCGTTTTGGTCGGTTCGTCCATTGAAGTCCTTCGGGATTCCATCCACCGTTGCTGAAACCCAACTCTCCCAGATTGAACGTGGGCTGAGGCAACACCGCTGAAGGATAAGCACCCTCCGTGGGTCCAGTCGTGAAGGCAAACCCGCCACGGGGTCCTCCGCCTCTCCTTGCGGTGATATCGTATTCATCGGGGAAGCCAGATGCCGAGAGGAATTGATACCCAAAGCCCAGCGTAGGAGCGGGAAGAGTTCCGTGTAGGTGTGGGTCAAATGGGCGAGGTGTGGATAAAGACGTGTAGCAGTGGGTGTAGATTTTGTCGTTTAGATAACCACCGATATCCGTAGGGAACGGGATAAACTCCAGCCCCCATTCCGTAGGATAGTGCTGGGGGCGTTGCATCAATTCCTTCTCAGCGTGGCTGGCGTCAAGCGTGGGTGCTGGATTCACACGCTGCTGCTCGTGAACCGTATCGAGCCACACTTGAGAAGCCCAGCGTGCAATTGCCGTGCGTGGGCGTCTGGGGTCTTGACCTAAACGTTCAATCTCATCGAGCAAAGGTTGGGGTGGTACGATCACCAATTCATCGCTGAGAGGACGCCTCACAAGACGTTGGAAGCGTTCAAGGGCATCGTCCATACCCAAACCAAATGCTGGACGGTTTAAGCGTGTTTCTGTGGCTCAATCGTGCCATCCAAAGGAGAGTTCCATCTCCCAAGACTCCCTGTCCATAGCGGAGTGCCAGCCACAGTTCGCAACAATGTAAACCTGGCCTGTGGTTGGCTTGTAAATCATGTCGCCAACCATCATGGAGCGGTGTCCCCATTCCTTGCCGTCCTCGTCAATCTCAAGAGGCTTAACAAGGGTCAAGCCGTCAATGTTGCCGTCTCGTGCTTCTCGGCTCCATGAATCAACGGTGATGCCGTTTTGACATAGACCAAAGGCTGAAACTCCGTTCTCTTCGTAGGATTCGTGGTTGAAATCAAGTGTAGCAACGTGCTCGTAGTCGTTCATGTCGTACATGAAACCAACGCCAATGCGGCGGTCGTGAGGTACGTAGTCTGCCTCAAACTTCCTGTAAAGGACTTGGTACTCTCCAAAATTGCACGTTGCTTGTGCATTGTGAAATCCGTTCTCGCTGCTTGCTTTTGCCAAAAGGACAATTTGCTGGTCGGTGTTTTGTGTTCCGCTCATGGTTAGCCATTAGGCACGCCATATATAAGCCCTCGCTTTCTCAATGGTTTGTTTTCTCAATATAACCCTCGAAGTTTGCGTGCCGAGCTGGAAATTTCCAGCAGCATATTGGCTTCTGTATGACGCATAATCCACCATGTCAAACCGCATATTCGGTCTAAACCGTCAAACTCCACTCGGATATCCAGGTATGCCCTGCCCAACGGAGCCGCCAAACGCAAAGGAAACTCCACCCGTTGAGGGCATGAATAAGCGTGAACCTTCGTGCTGTGTTGTGTACCATGAGTTTTCATTGGTCAGCCACGTCAAGTCCAACTCGCTGGCGTTGAAGCCCCAAAACCGCTGATACCTCAACTGAGGGGCAAAGTGTACGAAGTCCTCATTTCCAGCAAGGCTTTGAGCCGAGCCTACGGGTTGCCAGCCTGTCGTTGCATCATAATTCAAGGACGGAACGGACAGCCAGCGTATGTTCATGGAGCGTATGACCCAATCATCGGCTGACGGATTCTGATCGAATTCGATAGAAGGCAACCAAACGTGCATGAAGTGGGTTATCTCATTCACGGGTGTTGTTGGGGAGTTTAGCGAGCCTCCACCCGACCAGTCGGGTGTTGTTGATTGCTCGGCATATCCACCGTCATACAGGCTGTTTGTTTCGGTGTGTGAAACCGTAGCCCATTGTTGCGGGGCTATTCCGCTGGCTTCCTGTTTGGACGCATCACGATACACCGCCCCGACCCTGTTATCATCTCCGCCCGTCAATCTAAAGCCCAGCACTATGTGTATCTCGCCTTGACCGTTGGTGGTGATTTGAATGTCCTTGTAGCGTGGGTCAAGATACCTCGTCTCGGTCGTTCCGTCATAAACGGGGGCTTTGAGCAACACACGGGTCGTCCCCAGCCCTGTGGTGGTGGAATATTGGTCTGCCAGCGTCTTATTCGTGTCAAACGTGGTGACGTAGGTTTGCCGAGATGCGAAAGTTTGTGCTGGCGATCCGCTCGTTTGCTGGTCATCAAGCGTTGCGACAACAATTGCTCGGTCGTATTCGTCCACGATTGCGTCATAATAGTGAACGTTATTCGCTCCCTGCCCCGTGTTATTGGCATCTGGACCCAGCCCGACTACGTGGCACGCTTGGTTGTTGAATGAATATCCGCCTCCCATTGTCCCGCCTGGCTGTGCTCCATCACTTAGAGCAATTTGAGCATACACCGCTGTGTATCCTCTATTTGCTACGGCAGTGAAATCTGGGGCTGAACCACGATAGAAAATCACGGGCGTCCCATCACCACGTAGGCAAATCTTAGGCTGGTCAACGTATTGCGATGCATGGCGGTGGTGGTCTGGGCTGTTCCCTTCGGGAATGTTGAAATCGATCTGAAAATACGACATGGTGTACGAGGCTCGCCCCCAGCGTGGGTCTGCGGGTGCTCCCGAAGCGTCCGATAACTGCGTATAATCTGGGAACGTGTCCTCATCTGCACGTTTGCACACATACAGAATGCGTGAAACTCCATATCCTTGATACGTGGTGGATTCTGTTGCGGCGTCCTTCCAAACCTGCTGGCATACGAGGT